ATAAATCTGGTACATTTGTTGAAATGCAACCAAATGGTGATGTAGTTACACAACACAAGAATGGTTTTAGAACAGTTACTGGTAACGATAAACTACATGTAACACAAGACTTAGATATTATAGTTGATGGTAATATTAATTTATCATCACGTAAGAATATTAATATTACAGCACTTGGTAATATAGATGCAAGAGCAACTAGAATAGATTTAAATAATGGATCACCTAGTTTACCTGATGCATCATATGTTGACTCTCCTGTTAAATTTGAGCCAAACATTGTAGAAGTATTACCTGAAGAAACAGTAGAAGAAGTTCAAAATAGTGAACAAGTAGAAAAGCAAACAAACGAAAATGATAAACCACAAGATGTTGAATATGAAGAATTATCACCTGCTGTTTGTGGTGAAGTACCTCATACCAATCCATTTGACATAGCACAAGAACATATGAATGCTGGTGGTTGGGCAGAAACAGGTAGTAATCCAAAAATTAAAGCTCTATGGGACGAGATTGGTTATAACGGATCACATTATGCAGATGAGACAGCATGGTGTGCTACTTTTGTAGGTGCTATACTGAAACGATCTGGAAATAAGTATATTAAAACTGCATCATCACAAGCATATGCAAACTATGGTAAAGAAATTAGCATAGATGATGTTCGACAAGGTGATATTGTTGTGTTCTTTAGAAAAGGTAGAAGCTCTGGTTTAGGACATGTGGGCTTTGCAACTGGTAATAGTACAGCATCAACAATAGAAGTTTTAGGTGGTAATCAAAGTAATAATTTAAATATTAAATCTTTTCCTAAAAAGAGAGGTTCTACATGGGGTTTAAGAACTATACGTAGAGCATTATCTTGTGAAGATGGTAAAACAGAGGCTCCAGCTTCTGGTGTTCTAGCAGGTGTTTCTAGTGGTATTGGTGGAGCAGTAACATAATGCCAGCTGTAGCAAGAAAAGATAAAGTTGATTTAGTTGACACAGTACACGTTGCAACTGGTGATAAGAACCCTGCAGATAATATAACTTGTGATTTAGCACCTAAAAACACTTCAACAGATATAGGAAGTTCTACAGTTTTTGTAAATGGTACTGGTGTAGTTAGATTAGGCGATAATGTAGCAGTACATACTTTTGCTGGTGTAGGTTGTCCAACACATTCACCTGGATTAGTTGTTGGTAGTTCGAATATATTTGTAGAGGGAAAAGCTTTGGGAAGAAAAAATGATACTTATGGGTGTGGGGCCAAGATAATTAGTGGCTCAAGTAATGTATTTGCTAATGGAGATTAATTATAAATAGCTTGTAATACTACATTAGTATTTTAACAAGAATTTGAAACATTGTCAAGAGAAAAATTATGGATTATCATGATAGTTTATTAAATCTTTTCGATACTTATATTGCAGAGAGTGAAAAGTTTAAAAAGGGTAATAAATCTGCTGGTACAAGAGCAAGAAAAGCACTAGCAGAAATTGGTAAAATTTGCACTATGAGAAGAAAAGAGATACAAGAGAAGAAAAATGCCAGAGACAAGTCAAGTAATCTATAGTGATTTCGATAACTTATTCGTTACGAATCCTATAACTAAACAACTTAATAGAAAAGTAAACAGAAATGCAGTCAAACAATCTGTTAAGAATTTAGTTTTAACTGACTTCTACGAAAGGCCATTTCAATCAGATATTGGTTGTAATATAAGAGGTTATTTATTTGAACCTTTTACTTCTCACTTACAAGAACAAATAAAAGATGCAGTTGTAAATGTTATAACAAACTACGAACCAAGAGCAAAGATAATAGATGTCTTAGTTGAAGATAGATTAGATTTAAATGCTATTTCTTTAACAATTGCTTTTGAAGTTTTAAATCACTCTGAAGCTGTAATCTTAGACGTAATTTTAGAAAGAGTAAGATAAAATGGCCGCTAACACATATCTAAGAGTTACTGAGGTAGATTTTGACGAAATCAAAACAAATCTAAAAAACTACTTACAATCTCAAACACAGTTCAATGACTATGATTTTGAAGGTAGTAACATGTCAACTTTACTGGACGTGTTAGCATATAATACACATTACAATGCATTCTATACAAATATGTTAGGTAATGAAATGTTTCTTGACACAGCACAACAAAGAGATAGTGTAGTATCAAGAGCAAAAGAATTAGGTTACATTACACGTTCTGCAAGAGGTGCAAGTGCTAATGTATCACTCACATTTACTGGTGTAAATAATTCTGTATCAGAATTTACATTACCAAAGAATACAACTTTCACTACAAATATTAATGATAGAACATATACATTTGTTACACCAGAAGATAATATCATTAAAAATGTGTCAAATCAATTTAGTCAAGCAATCACAATCACAGAGGGAACACCACTCTCTCATGAGTTTACTGTAAATGATGCAAGTCCTGTCAAATATGTTTTACCAAATGAGAATGTAGATACAAGAAGTATTCGTGTTACAGTAAAAGAATCAACAAGTTCTTCTGCAAATACTGTATATACTCAAGCTACAAATATAAGAGCAGTAACAGAAAAATCAGCAGTATTTTATTTACAAGAAACACATGATAAACAATATGAAATACTTTTTGGAATTGGTTCTTTAGGTAAGCCAGTAAAAGATGGTAATATTGTTAAAGTAGATTATAGAGTATGTCATGGAACAGAAACTAATGGTGCAAATGTCTTTTCTATCGATAGCTTGTCTATTTCTCCTTCTTACACATCAGTTACACTTGCTGTAAATTCAGTAGCAAGAGGTGGAGTAGAAATAGAAAGTGTAGATAGTATAAAATTTAATGCACCAAGAAATTATAAAATTCAAAATCGTGCAGTTGTTGCAAAAGACTTTGAAAGAATTATACTGAATGAGAACACAAACATTTCATCAGTTGTAGCTTTTGGTGGTGAAGAAGCTGTTCCTGCTGTTCATGGTAAAGTTTATATCGCAATCAAACCACAAGGTGAACTAATACCAACAGAAACACTCAAAGATGAAATTAAAAATTCTATCAAAGATAGAACAATGCTTGGTATTGATCCAATAATTATAGATCCAGTTTATCTTTATGTTGTACCAACTATCAATACATTTTACGATACGTTAAAATCACAAACATCAACATCAGCCATACAAACATTAATTCGTGATGCAATGTCAAATTTCTCATCTACTAACTTAGAACAGTTTGGTAAAAAATTAAGATATTCAAGATTTGTTAGAAACTTAGATAATGTAGATGACTCTGTATTAAATAACGAAGCTTCTTTTGAAATGCAAAAAAGATTTGTGCCGAACACAACTGTAACATCACTTGTAAACTTAAAGTTTCACAATGCAATTGAGAAAAATTCGATATTATCAACGTCATTTACATTTAATAATTTTACAGCTTTCTTAGATGATGATGGACTAGGTAATCTAAGAGTATTCAGATATAATTCTGATAAACAGAAAGTTGCAATCAATGCTACAATAGGAACAATAAACTATACAACTGGTGAACTTAATATTAATAGCTTTCTAGTTTCAGCATTTGATGGTATAGAAGTAAAAGTAAATGCTAAACCCGTAGCAAAAGATATTACACCAGTTAGAGAGCAAATAATTATCATATCAGCTTCAGATGCAGTTATTACAACACAAGGTGAGGTTGGTGATTAATGGCTCTTACAGAAAAATTATCCACGTTAGTAGAAAATCAGTTTCCTCAATTCTATAAAGAAGAGGGACCAAAGTTTCTACAGTTTATCAAAGCTTACTATGAATATTTAGAGCAAGATGGTAAACAGCAAGAAGTTCAAAGAAACTTAAAAAACTACAAAGATATTGATAATACATTAGATAAGTACATAGAGTATTTTCGTACTGAACTTATGGCTGAAATACCAGCTGAGGCTCTAGCTGATAAAAGGCTACTTGCTAAAAGAATTAAAGATTTATATACAACAAAAGGTACAATCGAATCTTATAAACTTTTATTTAGAATATTATATAATGAAGAAGTTGAGATATCTTTTCCCGCTGAACAGATGCTTAAAGTATCTGATGGTGATTTTAAGATTGATAGATATCTTGCAACTCATCATGATCCTAAATCTTACACACTTATCGGAAAAACAATTAAAGGTACAGATAGTCAAGCTGAAGCCCTTGTTGAAGATGTAAGAAGAATTGTAGCAAAGGGTAGAGACATTGATCAGATACTTGTATCAAATATAAAAGGTATATTCAACGATAAAGAGACAATAAAAATAAAAGGACAAGATATTGGTTTTACACCCATAGTAGAAGCTGGTGTGAAAAGTATTAGTATTGTCTCTCAAGGTGGTGAGTATAGAGCAGGTGATGTTATCAAGATGATATCATCTGAAAGTGGTGATTTTGGTAAAGTTGTAATCAATGATGTTTCAGATTTAGGTGGGCAGTTAGCATTTGAACTTATAGATGGTGGCTCAGGCTATCAATCAGAAGATGATGGTAGTATTATTGAGCAAATAGGTGGTGATGGTACTTCACCCGCTTCTTTTCGATTACGATCAAATGACATAACAGATACTTTTGCACTCAGTCAAAATTCAAATAAATTTGGATCAAATACTATGTTTGGTTCATTGGCACCTAGAGTTGTATATAGAGATGGGGCTCAAGGTATTATGAATAATCATGCGAACACATTATTAAGTGCCGCAAATTTTGGCTTCAGAGAATCTAATGAAAATTTAGGAAACAATGATTATAGAGATAATGCAAATGCAGTAATTGTTCTTGCAAATACGGCTGATCCAGGTGTTGTTGTTGGAGATAAATTATATGGCACGACTTCTGGTGCAAATGCAGTTGTCGTTGGAATTCGTAGAGCATACAATGCCACGACAGATGATGTTGTTCTTGCTGTTGACACTTTCAAACAGTTTGATGTTGGTGAAAAAATTAATAAAACAACTGCGGCAGGAGTTACAGTAGGAACAGTTGACACAAATGGTTGGTATGCAAACACGATAGGGCACCATATTTTACAATTAGCAAATACTGGTGGTACAGATATTGTTGTAAATCAAGAAGTTGTTGGTGCAATATCAGGTGCATTCGGAGTTATCAAGAGAGTAAATAATATTACTGTGGGCAATACCTACGACAGTACTGGTAATGGCTCAGCAGATAGAAAAGTTGTGACTGTAACAGTCACATCTAATACAACATCTAATACTACAAGTCAATTTGATATTGGTCCACTAAAAGCATTTCAAGAAGATGAAGGTATACGTTTAGTTGGTAGTTCTACAAATATTGCAAATGTTGTATCAGATACGTCTAATACAATAATAGAAAATATACACACACGATTATCAGATTCTTTAACTTTTGTCAATGGTACAATAGGAACAATTGCAAGACTTTCAAGTAGAATTGGTGGTTCTGGTTTTTCTGCGGCACCAATTATTAAAGTAGAAAATAGAAACATATCTTCACTTGGTATAGGAGAAGCATATTTAACATTACAATCAACAGTTGCTAATTTTGGTACAGGTAATTCTCAAATAACTATTTTAGATACAAATGATAGAATAGAACAAGCATCAACAGGTGCTACAGCTAATATTATGAGAGTGATGAATAACATTCAACATTCAAATGGTGTGTTTGAAACAAGAGTGAGAGTGTGGCAAGATCAGTTGCAAAGAGAGCCTGGTAATAGAAATTGGGCTAACAATACTACAACTGCAATTAAAATTTTTGACAGTGCAAGTCAAGCATCTTTGAGAGCAACTGGTAGTGCTAAAATAGTTCTTGTAGAAGATGAGGGTATTCTTGGAAAAAATGCTTCTATTGAAGGAATTGTTGGAGCTAATGGTACTGTAAAATCTGCTAGAGTTCTAGATTCTGGTTTCTCTTATAAGCATGGAGAACTTGTCACATTAGAATCAACAGGAAGATTAAATGCTATACAAGCAACTGGTACACTTACACTTGGACACGTTGCTAACTCTGAAGGATATTATGCATCAACAAGAGGACAAGTATCATCATCAAGAGGCTTTCTACAAGATAGTAATTTTTATCAAGAATTTTCATACGAAGTTTCAGCACCCATTGCATTAACAAGATATAGAGATATTGCACTTAGACTTATTCACCCAGGTGGACAAAAGTTCTTTGGAAAATTTAAGACTTCAACAAATGCAATGAGTCAATCTGTTACATCAAGTTTAGCACGTACAAGAAAACTCGCAAGTGGTACTATAGCAATTACAAATAATAGTAATACAATTACAGGAACTTCTACAAACTTTACATCACAGTTTTCAAATGGTGCATCAATAATAATCGAAACAGGCGAGAGTGTCTTTTATAAAGCAGTTATAAATAAAGTAAATAGTGCAACAAGTGCTAATCTTCAAGTAAATTGGACACTTGGTAATATAAGTGGTGCTAATGCACATTACTTCACAGGAACGGTAACATAATGTCATCTTATGCAAGTAAAGAAATGAATATAATGGGAGCGAAAGCTTTCATTGAATCTCTGAACAGATCAGATGGTAGAGCATCAAAGAAATCTACTATCTTATATGCAGTTCTAGGTAAAAGTAATAATTGGCCAAATGAGCCAGTTTCTGACGTTGCTACAGAAACAATCTATGACAAACATTATAAAATGTGGAAAGAAGCAATTGCCGCAAAAAAGATTTCAACTAGTGATGTAAGTCATGTTATACCAAGAGTTGATTGGCAAATCAACACAATTTATCCAATGTATAAACATACAAACATTAATTTATATAGTTCTAATTTTTATGTTCTTACAGATCAGATGAATGTATACAAATGTTTATACAATAATAAAGGCGCCCAATCTACAGTAAAGCCAACTAGTTTTGCAACAACACCATTTACTACATCAGATGGTTATACGTGGAAATACATGTACACAATTAGTTTGGGTAAAGCAAATAAATTTTTAACTGCATCACATATGCCAGTACAAACATTAACAGCTAATGATGGTTCTTCTGAATCAACTAATCAGTTAGCAGTTCAAAATGCATCAGTAAATGGTGCAATACATGTTGTAGAAACAAATAATATTGGTTCTGGATATGAGATGGTAGATAGTACAGCAGTTATTGGTGCAACACCAAATACTATACAACTAGCATCAGGTAATCCATCAACAGTAGACAATTATTACAATGGAGATTCTGTTTACGTTCAATCAGGTACTGGAGTCGGACAACTCAGACGAATAATAAACTATGACGGTTCCTCTCGCACACTTACAACAAATACGAATTTCACCACTACACCCTTTACCGATTCCGTAGTCATTATCTCTCCAACTGTAAATATTGTTGGAGATGGTAATGGTGCTTTAGCATACTCTCTTGTAAATACAAATGGTAATATCTCTAATGTAAATGTTATTTCTGTTGGTTCAAAATACACAAGAGGAAAAGTTTATATAACATCTAATACTACACATGGTACAGGTGCTACAGCAAATGTAATCATATCACCAATTGGTGGCCATGGTAAAGATCCTATTAGAGAGCTTGGTGGTAATAAAGTTTGTTTGAATGCACAGTTTAAAGGTAGTCTTGGCACTTCAGCAACTGGTAACGGATATGTTCCTGCAAATACAGAGTTTAGAACAGTTGGTATTCTCAAAGATCCTATCGTAAAAGTTAATTCAAATAATGCTATCATTACAGAGGCTATAGCAAATACATCTAATAGTGCGGATACATTGAGATTAACTACAAGATTAAATATATCATATCAACAAATAATCAACAATATACCACAGAATCAATTTGCTGTCAATGATGAAATTACAAATGAAAGATTACGATTGAGAGCAGAAGCTGGTAATATTGGATATATTACTGAACTAAATGGTTCAGCTAGAAGAAGTGCCTCAGTTGCACAAGCATCAACTGGAGCAAATGGCACAATAGTTTTTATTAAAGAAGATGAAACAACTAATGATGTATCGTTCTTTAACATCTATCTAAATAATGTAGATGGTTATGGTAATTTTGTACCATTCACAAAGAACGATCAGTTATTAAAAAGAGGAGACTCTACAATTAGGGCTACTGTTTCAGCTATATCAGGGCCAGAGGCAAACACATACTCTGGAGAATTTATACATGTTGAAAACTTTCAGAAAGTTACTAGAGCAGTAGATCAAACAGAAGATATTAAAGTTATTTTAGATTTTTAAAGGTAAGTAAATGGCACTCGAAACTAATTTAAACCAAAGTCCGTACTTTGATGACTTTGACGAAACAAAAAACTTTCATAGAGTTTTATTTCGTCCAGGGTATGCAGTTCAGGCTAGGGAATTAACTCAACTTCAAACTATACTTCAAAATCAAATTGAAAGATTTGGTGATGAGATATTAGTTGATGGAACAATCGTAACTGGTGCCGCTGTAAGAATAGATAACATAGACTTTGTAAAACTAAGAGATAAAGATGCTAATAATCGAGTGCTACTTTTAACTGACTTTTTCTCTGGTGGTGTAGTCGCAAATGCAACTGTTACTGGTACAACATCTGGTATGACAGCACAGTTGATTGATGTTGCTGAAGGTTCAGAAGCTAATGATCCAAACTTTTTATCTCTGTTTGTTAAGTACACAAATTCTGGTACAAATAACACAACTAAAACTTTCGCAGACAATGAAGTTCTAACCATAAGAAATCGAACAGGCAATGCTTATATCGTGGCTGGTAATACAATAACAAGCGATTCTACCGGGTTAGGGACAAGAGCAACAGTTACAGATGGGGTAATATATCACAAAGGACATTTTGTGAGAGTTGCCGCACAAAGTCATATTGTAGATAAGTATAGCACAACACCAAGTAAGAAAGTTGGATTTCAAACAGTAGAAAGTATAGTTGACTCAAATGCTGATAGTTCTTTATTAGATAATGCATCTGGTTCTACAAACTTTGCGGCCCCTGGTGCTAATAGATTAAAACTATTACCAACTCTTGCAAGTCGAGCAGTTGGTACAGCTAACACAGCTACATTCTTTACAGTTGCAGAACTTAAAGATGGTGAAGTAGTTAAGAATATTAAAAATACTGTATATTCTGATTTAGGTAAACATATATCTCAAAGATTTTATGATACACATGGAAACTATGCAATAGAGCCTTTTACAGTTCGTATACGTGAACATTTAAAAGAAAGCACAAACTTAGGTAGATATACTGCTGATGAATCTGGTAGTGCTACAAAGTTAATTGCTGAAGTTGATAAAGGTATTGGATATGTTAATGGACAAAAAGTTCATCTTATTGCACCGACACCAATCGAGTTTACAAAAGCTACAGACTTTACAACGAAAGATGCTAGAGTTTTATCACAAAATTTTGGTAACTATGTTATCTGTAATGAAGTTGTTGGTGATTGGGACTTTCAAGGACTTAGAGAAATCGATTTATATGATGCGGCACAACTTGGAATATCACAAGTAAATTTTGGTGCCCAAAATGCAACTG